AACGGAGAACGTAAGCCGTATCAAGGCAAGAATCCAAGGCCATACAATAATGACCGTTTTTCTAATTGATTTAGAAGCTGTTGAAACCAGGTACACAGGTCAGTGGAAGACTCACGTACCTGCATTACTGCGAAAGGCAGGTCACAATGTTCAAGTTATCTCTGGCCCTGAGGATATTCCTTCAGCCACTACTCCTGGTGCTTTTCTTAATTTTGGTGGCACCAATATATACAAAGCTCGACAAGTTGAGCAGGTGGGCCGTTTATTTTGTAACGGATCCGTTAAGCCCGGCGATCACTTTATCTTTACTGACGCTTGGCACCCTGGCATCATAAATTTAAAATATATGAGTGAGTTGCTAGGCATTCCAGTAACTACACACGGACTTTGGCACGCCGGTAGTTATGATCCTCAAGATTTTCTAGGACGATTGGTAGGAAATAAACCTTGGGTAAGACACGCAGAAAAATCATTCTTTGCGGCGTTTGATCACAATTACTTTGCTACAGACTTTCATATCGATATGTTCCATCATAATTTGTTAAATGATGGCCTTATTGAAAACCCTTGGGAAGCTGAAGATAAAGTAGATATGTTAGAGTCTGGCAAATATGTAAGAACCGGTTGGCCAATGGAGTATATGGAAGATGCCTTGATGATGTATAAGAATATGCCCAAACGTGATCTTATATTATTTCCACATCGTATCGCTCCAGAGAAACAGGTTGAGATTTTCCGTGACCTTAAAGAACATCTTCCGCAATATGAATTTGTTGTTTGCCAAGACCAGCAGTTAACAAAAAATGAATATCATAATTTGTTAGGTGAAGCCAAACTAGTGTTTAGTGCTAACCTACAAGAAACACTAGGCATCAGTTGGTACGAAGGCGCACTAGTCGGAGCGATTCCAATGGTTCCTGATCGTTTAAGTTACAGCGAAATGGCAATGGATATTTTTAAATATCCTAGCAAATGGACTGAAGATTTTAATTCTTATGCTGTGTTCCGCCCAGACATCTGCAGAGAAATAATTCAACATATGGAAAATTATCAATCTCGACTACCAAGCCTAAATAAACAAGTAGATTACTTAAAAGAAAACTTTTTTAGTTGCAATCCATTGCTAGAGAAGTTAAAATAATAATATATGTCATCCACGACATTAACTCGGAGAAATTAATTGACAACATTTACATCAGAAGATCTTCAAAGCGTTCTTAAAGGCGCAGATGATATGAGCGATAAAGGCTACAAAGAATGTAACCTAGCGGATGTTATCCGCTTTAAGATGAAGCGTGAAGGTAAACGCTTTTGGGCTGGCGATAATATCAGTGATTACGTCGACGAAGAACAAAAAGAAAAACTAATCGACGAAGCAACAGAAGCATTTGAACTAGTGCTAGATCGACTGCTCATTGATCGTGAAAACGATCCTAACTCAAAAGGCACAGCAAGACGTCTTGCTAAAATGTACTTTAACGAAATTATGGCAGGTAGATATGAACCAAGTCCCGCAGCAACAGCATTTCCAAACGATTCGGAGGACCGCTACGAAGGTATGTTGGTTGTCCGTAGTGAGCTTCGCAGTATGTGTAGTCATCATCACCAACCCGTATCTGGTGTTGCTTATATTGGCATTATTGCGGCTCAGAAACTCATCGGACTTAGCAAGTATACGAGGATCGCTCAGTGGTGTGCCCGTCGAGGTACTCTCCAGGAGGAACTTTGTAATGACATTGCTAGGGAAATCCAAAAAGCCACAGACTCAGAAAACGTAGCAGTCTATGTTCAAGCAGTTCACGGATGTTGCGAGAACCGAGGTATTATGGCACATAGTTCTTTAACACAGACAACTGTGCTTAAAGGTGCTTTTAATACCGACGGCAATACAAAGAAAGAATTCTTTGACAACATCAAACTACAACAGGAGTTTGCCCCAAGATGACATTAACCGCCAAAGACCTTACTGATCAATTAATTGATCGTGCAAAAACTATGCAGTATTTTGAAGTTAAACGAATGATGGATGAACCTCTGCAGTTCCGAGGCGGTGTTATTCCTTTTGATATTCGTGCTAATCAAGAATGTGCCTGGTTTAAAGTTTTAGCAATGAGTCAGAAAGAAGCTGAAATCAAAGTTGACGAATGGGTAAATTCACAGAAAGAAGGTTGGGATGATTAAACCACTTCGAGATGATTTAATGGTCCAACAGCAGATAGATGGTGCTTGGCAGCACTTTGTTGGCGTTATTATGCTTAACCAAACTGGTCGTAAAGCAGTTAAGACCACACTTCCAGAATTTTTATATTGGTTTCCCAGAGCCGAAACACTGCTCAAAGCAGAACCCGAATTTGTTAAATCTATTTTGAAACCACTCGGAATGGTTAATGTACGCTATCAACGATTAATGGGAATGAGCAGAGATTACTTGACTTGGGACGGAAATGATGCTACAATGTTATATGGCATCGGAAAATATGGTTCCGATTCCTATGAAATCTTTTTCAAGCACAACTACACAGTTGAGCCTACTGACAAAGAATTGAAAAGATATTTAAACGAGGAAGTTTTTGATGTTGCTTAAACTGCTTGAGAAACTGGGACGCAAGCGTGTTATTATGGATCGTGTTGACAACGAACCATATCTAGAACGCTACTATCTTTTCCTTAAGGATCGCAAAACATTTCCTTTTAATGTATTTTTGCACAAGTTCTTAAAAGGTGATCCAGATGATGTTCACGATCATCCTTGGTCGTATGTTACTCTAATCCTCAAAGGTGGTTACTACGAATGGATTCCTCAATTTAACGCAGACGGTACAAAGTCCTGCGAAGTTCGTAAATGGCGTGGCCCTGGCCATTTTCGTGTTTGTAGTCCTAACAGCTATCATCGTATCGAATTAAAACCAGGTGTAACTGCCTGGACTCTTTTTATGCCCGGTCCACAAAAACGTGACTGGGGTTTCTTAGTCAACAACAAGTGGATCCAAAACGAGGATTACATTACCGGAAGGAAAATGCAGAATGCGCAAAAGGTCAGTTGATTGGCCAGAGTATCAAGGCTTAGTAGCACAAATTTGTAGAGACATTACTAACAGTGGGTGGCGACCTGATTACATTGTAGGTATTACCCGTGGCGGGCTAATACCTGCTGTTATGATTAGTCAATACTTTGAAATTCCCTGCGAAACAATTAAGATCCAATTGCGTGATGGAAATGAATGTGAGTCCAACTGTTGGATGGCTGAAGATGCGTTTGGTCACGTAGCATACGACCCAATGTCTTCAGGCGATGGTAGAAAAAAGATTCTCGTTGTAGATGACATTAATGATACTGGTGCTACATTAAACTGGCTAATGAAAGATTGGCAGAATAGTTGTTTTCCGGACGACGAGCGGTGGACTGATGAAATATGGAATCACAATGTTCGGTTTGCTGTAATATTTGACAACCTAGCAAGTAAGTGCGAAGTAAAAATGGATTATTCTGCTGTTGAAGTTAATAAAGCAGAGAATAATGTCTGGATAGATTTTCCATATGAAGATTGGTGGACAAAATGATTGACTCGAAGATTAAGGTTCATTGTACAGATGCAGGTAAAGATTTTGATATGCACATATTGTCCTATAAGCCAAAGGCATTTTTAGAAGTTGCATTTCAAACTCTTAAACTTCGATTGGCCTATATGGAAAGAACCAAAGCGTTTGTTGGTAGTTTAGGTGGACGTGAATTTGTTGTAAGAGAAGAAAACCTTCCTAAAGAGCACAAGGAGTACCAACGATGAACTTACACCACTCACTAGATGATGCACGAGAACAAGGACAGGCTCCTTGGGACAATGTTGTACAAGACGATTTTCACGTTGTTGTTTTCAAAGACAAATATCCTGTTACAGAAGGACATTTGTTGTTCGTGCCTAAATACTCTGCTAACGGAGTTATTGAAGATTGCTTTGCTGATGCTTTACGTGAAGGACAAACAAGAGTCAAGTCCGGCGAATGGGATGGATTTAATATCGGCTTAAACTGGGGCGAGGCTGCTGGTCAAACAGTACCTTACCCACACGTACACTTGATCCCAAGACGCAACGGCGATGTGGAAGATCCCACTGGTGGTGTGAGAAATGTAATTCCGGGTAAAGGAAAATATAAATGAAATTTATTAAAAAAGTCTGTGCAATTTTTATCTCTGGTGCTTCAATTGCCTTGGCAGCATTGCATTGGAGTGAACCAGAATCATTAGCGTGGATCATAGCTTTTGCAGGCTGGGTCCCACACTGTTTTAAAAACGAGGATTGATTATGCAAGTAAGAGTAAATGAAAATGTAGAAGAGTTTGGTAAATGTGGCTGTGGTCGTAGCCCAACAGGTAAATGTATTGGATGGCACGGCTTAACTGAAGAACAATTAGTCGAAGCCAAACGTCTTTGGGATCTAGAAGAATACAAGAAACAGGCACAGACATTGTGGTCAGATAGTTGTACAACTCCTAGATCTAATGAAATCGAAAGCGAAGGCGGATTAATTGACTGAAGTTAAAGTTCATTGGGATAATCAAACTGGGTTTTGGTGGAACGAAACCTGTGCTATGGTATTGGAACATTTTGGCTTACCCGGTGAACGCTACACAAGTCATCCTACCGAAAACGAAATGCTGTTTAAGTTCTTCAACGATCACGATGCACTGATGTGTAAGATATTATTGAGTGACAGACTATGAAAGATAAAATCGTAACTTCTATCCTAATTGCACTAGTGGCAATAATAATCATATATTCCGACTTTAGCGGCGGAAGGGTAGTTGTTTACGACTGTAGACTCTCTGAGATAAGTCCAGACTTTCCTAGATCCGTAGTCGAAGAATGTCGTAAGTTAAAAATTGAAGAAGATCAAGATAAAGTTCAAATAAGGAATTCAATATGAAGACCTGGACGCTAACTATTGAAGATGACGGTATATTAAATTTACCCGAAGATCTTTTAGAGGCTACAGGTTGGAAAGAAGGTGATGCCCTACATTGGATTGATAACTACGATGGATCGTGGACTTTGGTCAAAGAAGAGTTGACAACATTTATAAAAAATGGTATAATAAACAATGAGCAAAATTAAAATCGCAGAGCTGTTCTACAGCATTCAAGGTGAAGGACGCTATATGGGGGTGCCTTCTGTTTTCTTACGTACATTCGGTTGTAACTTTAAGTGTGCTGGTTTTGGTATGCCTAAAGGCGAACTAAGCGAAGAAGCAAATAAAATTGACCCTACAAAATACAATGCCTATGAACAACTTCCTTTGGTTTCTACAGGTTGCGATAGCTATGCTAGCTGGGATCCTCGTTTTAAGGATCTTAGTCCAATGCTTACATCAGATGCTATTGTAGATCGTATTATGGAAATTCTTCCACACGGTGAATGGCTAGATGAACATCTAGTTATCACAGGCGGTGAACCGTTGCTAGGTTGGCAACGTGCTTATCCGGACTTGCTTAATCATCCTAAGATGGCAGGTTTAAAAGAAATTACATTTGAAACAAACGGTACTCAACCGTTGTCAGATGAATTTAAAGAATTTCTAATCCGGTGGACGATGCCCGATATGGACATTCGCCGTGAAATTACATTTAGTGTTAGTGCTAAACTTCCTTGTAGCGGTGAAGCGTGGGATGAAGCTATCCGCCCAGAGATTGTAAATGAATATGAAACATTTGGTACAACATATCTAAAATTTGTTATTGCCACAGAAGAAGATCGAGACTATGCTCTCAAAGCAACTAGCGAATATCGTGCGGCAGGATTTTTAGGACACGTTTATCTAATGCCTGTGGGCGGTGTTGAAAGCGTATATGCCCTGAATAACAAAAATGTAGCATTATTGGCTATGAAACACGGACTTCGTTACAGTGATAGACTGCAAGTGCCGTTATTTAAGAATGAGTGGGGAACTTAATGAAAAAATTTGTAGAAAAACTATTTGGCATTGACAAGCTCAAAGCACAAGCAGAACAGTCTCTAGCACAGGCAGAAGCCGCTAAAAAGGTAGCAGAAGATGCAACAGCAGCCGCCGAACGTGCCAAAGAAGCAGAAGAATTGGCTAAACTCAATCCAAAAGAGCGTGCCAATAAACGAGGCGAACCGTGGGTGGCTGTTCTAAACACACACGTTAACAAAGATAACATTCGAAATGGATTCTTTGAGCTTGACTGGAACGACCAGTTTGTGTTAAAATTAAAGCAAGAAGGATATGGTTTTGATGGTGACAAAGATGAAGATATCGTCGATCGTTGGTTCAGAGAACTCTGTGCTAATGTAGTAGTTGACGATGGATTTGATTTTCCTATCAACACCGGTGTTATCGACATTAACGAAGTTAAAAGAAAGAACCAATGACATATATTTTAGTTGATACAGCAAATACATTTTTTCGTGCTAGACACGTTATTAACGGCGACGCTGATATCAAACTCGGTATGGCTTTCCATATTACACTAAACAGTATACGAAAGGCTTGGAGAGACTTTGACGGATCTCACGTAATCTTCTGTTTAGAAGGTCGAAGCTGGCGCAAGGACTACTATGCTCCGTATAAGCGTAATCGTGCAGAAGCTCGTGCCGCACACACCGAAAAAGAAGCAGAAGAAGATAAGGTCTTTTGGGAAGCCTTTGACACATTCAAAGAATTTGTTACAGAAAAGACAAATTGCACAGTAATGCAGCACCCACAATTAGAAGCAGATGACTTAATTGCCGGCTGGATACAGAGTCATCCTCACGACAATCACGTGATCGTTAGCACAGACACTGATTTTTTACAGTTAATCGCTCCTAACGTAAAACAATATAACGGTATTACAGAAACAACAATTACACACGAAGGATTCTTCGATGACAAAGGCAAGCCAGTTATCGACAAGAAAACACAAGAGCCAAAAGCAGCACCTAACCCAGAATGGCTGCTGTTCGAAAAATGTATGCGTGGTGATACCAGTGATAATGTCTTCTCGGCGTATCCAGGTGTGCGTACTAAAGGTTCTAAAAACAAAGTTGGTCTTACTGAAGCGTTCGAAGATCGTAACGCCAAAGGCTATGCGTGGAACAATCT